CCCCTCCCGCAAAATAATAGACGACCGGCTCCGCGAACTCGGCGAGTAGTTGCGGAAACGCGGCCGTCTGGAAACTCTGATCAAACCGACTCGCCACGGTTGCGGGCTCCAATCACTAGGTTGTGATGTTGCTTACCAAGTGGCCAGCCTGCGGGTACAACACAACCTCGTCCACGTCGTGACGAACGCGGATGATATTGCCTCGGACGATTTCGTCGCGGTAGCTTTCGACAGTGCCGCCAGGGCTGCTGCCGTCTTCCGACCAGTGGAACATTCGGCCGATGCAAGGCTCGGCCATGTCGGCCGAAGTTGCGACGCGGCAAACCATTGCGTACTCGTCCGACCAGATTTGCGATGCCGCAAATGTCTGGCCTTCCTTGGCGCTGTTTCGGCTGGCTCCAGCCACGATGACGAAGTCGAGACCAAACACCGATGCCAGTTGTGCGGCAGTGATGTCCGATTGCTTAGACGGGTCACCAGCACCATTGGATTCAATGGCGTCGATGACTTGGGCACAGCGTCGCAGGTTGCGGAAGACCTTCTGGTTGATGATCAGGGCGTTGGCCCACAGTCCGCTGCCGTCCCAAACCTTCTTCACAGCAGCGTCAACATCGGTGATCGGCACGGCGTTCACGATGTCATCCCATTCGTGGGTGATGCTGGTGGTCAGGGCTGCGCCGTTCCATGTCGTCGTGTTAAACACGGCGTCGGCGACCCGCTGCTCGGCGTTTCGCAGAACGGCAGAAAATGCTCGCAGGGTCGACACCTGCTCGGCGTCGAAGTACTCGCGGTACATCTTCGCTTGGCGGTCGTCGACTGGCTCTTCTGCACCGTGTTCTTCGCAGGCGAAGGTTGCAGTGCTGAAAGTGAAGTTGCCACGGCTGTAACCGCTGCCGGGTGATCGGTTGGTGGTCCGCTGCTGCAGCAATTGCTCGACAGGGATCACGCCGAAAACACCAGCTTGGCTGGCGACATCAATGACGGGGAAGACCTGCGAGGCGACGTAGCCGAGGCGGTCGCTTTCAAGGTCGAACTCCAAAAAGCTGGCCAAGTCTGGCCGCAGTGTGGTTAATGCACTGGTAGGTGATGGCATACGAAAGCTCCTTTTTCAGTTTTGGTTATTAGGCGTCGACGACGTAGCTGAGAAGCACGTCGATGTGGGTGGCGGTTGCGAGGTCGCTACCGTCCTTGATGATGGTGATCGCAGTGTTGGCGTCGTTGGCCACGAACGACAAACCGCCAGCCAATGGCAGGCCGTTGGTCGCAGTTCCGATTCGCAGCAGGGTGTTCTGGGTCAAACCAGCCACCTTGGCGTCCATCAGGGTTACGGCCGACGCTGACTGCGTTGCGCGAACCAGAACGCCGGTTGCCGTTGCGGCATTGCCGCCGATGGCAATCAGCGACAAGTCAACAAGCCGGTAACTGCGGCCGGGAATCGCTGGCAGCAAGGTGGAGCCAGCGTTGACGTTGGCCGTGGTTACTCGCGTTCGCAGGTGCTGCACGCTTCCCATGTTGCCGTCAACCAAGACTTCGATCACGTCGTTGTCGGCAGTGGCGGCTTCGAGTGCGATGCCGTAGCGGGCAGACCCGCTTGCGCCGACCTTGCCCGATGCGGCCAGATAAACCGGATCGCCGACAGTGATCGCAGCGTTGGCCACGCACTTACGTGTTCCGGTTGCGCTGTTCAGCCGGACGCCGACCTGCTCATTGGCGGCCGTTGCCGGGTCTTCCATCGTGCCGATGCCCCAGTCGTTTGCCCCCGCCAGTGCCAACGTGTTGCTGGATGTGAGGTACACTCGCAGGTGCTGACCGATTGCAGCCGAGGCGGTAAAGCCACGGACTGATGCTTCTACGTATTGACTCATGTTTTCGCTCCTTGTGTTTGTTTACTTGTTGTTTGCTTCGGCGATGACCGCATCACGCAGGCCAGCGTGTTCGCGTGCCGCCTTGCGAGCAGCGTCGGCCTTCTTCAGTCCTTGCGCCGTGTAGGATGCGACAACGCCTTCCCACTGGGCCTTGGCACTGGCAACTGGCCTTGAGGCAGCGACAGACGCCACTGGAGCCACGCCGGGACGAGCCTTGGCGGCTGGCATCACGACCATCTTTTCGTGTTCGTCGTCTTCTTCTTCGACTTCGGTGACGGTCATCTCTTGGGCCTTGGCCTTGAGTGCAACCATCTCTTCTTCCATCGCAGCGATCTTGGCCTTGAGCTGTTCGTTCTCGGTCATCATTTCGCTGTAATACATTTCGGCGACTTGTTCTTCGGTCATCTCAGCAGCGACTGCCTTGACGATGAAGTCCGATGACGCCTTGCCGAAGCGAGCCTGAATAAATTTCACGGTCGCGACGGGCTTGGGATTGCTGCTCATGGGATTTTTCTCCGTTTGGTCAGCAGTTTCGCCGCTCGAGTGGCCGCTGGCATTCAGCGACGACTGCACCCGCTCCGGCATGTTTCCTGTAAATCTGGCAACGGCCACGCTCTTGCGGGCAGTCGGCAGAATCGAATCGACGTATCCGCTGGCCTGTGCCTCGCGGGCATCCAGCCAAGTCTCGGCACGCATCGCGGCCTCGACTTCTTCGCGGCTCTTTCCTGTCTTGGTTGCGTAGGCATTGACCATGCTGTCTCGAAGTTTGCCAAGCAGGTCGGCCTGCTTCTGCAGCTCTTCGCTGTCGCCTTCGGTCACGGTGTACGGGTTGTGCAGCATCAGGTAGCCGTTCTCGGTGATCTCTACCTTGCCTGCCGCCATTGCAATGAAGCTGGCGATGCTAAACGCACTGGACTCGACAACGGCCCGCACTGGTCCCGGCCATGCGGTGATTGCGTCATGGATGCCCAGGCCGTCGAACACGCTGCCGCCTTCGCTGTCGATGCGGATGACCAGCTCCTGCGACGGGTCGCAATCAGCCAGCAGCGACTTGAACGTCGCACTGGTGATGCCGGGGTAGCCGATTGTGCCGTAGAGTTTGATTTCATTCATCGGTCAACTGCTCCTCTGGCGTGTCAATCGTGCCGTCGCTGGCGTCTTCGATGTAGACGTCAATCTTGCTGGCCGGAACGCCGAGACTGTCCAGCTCGAGCCGTGCCCGCCGCTCGCTAATTTTCCCGCCGGTCAGTTCCTTCAGAATGTCGTTGATCGCTTTGCGTGCGTTCTGCCAGTTCTTCCGGCCGACGCCGACCATCTCGGCGGTCGGTGCCTGCTCGGCAGCGGTCGCGTCGGCCTGTGCCTCTGCCTGCTGGACCATCGCTTGGCTGTCCTGCATCGTCATCTGGATGCCGCTTGGCATCGGCAGGCTAATCAGCTCGCGCCAGTGAACCGGTGCGTTGTCCTGAAACTGGCTGTTGATGGCGACGGCTCGCTGCTTGGCCTTGACGATGGCGTAGCTCATATCCGCCACAATCTCGTCGGCGATTTCTTCCCAGTCCCTGCCGCCTTCAGCGTGCAGCCGCCGTGGGCTGGTCAGTGCGTTTTGAATCCGCAGGGCATCGCCCTGGGCATCGCTTACTGGGTCGATGTACTGCCACGTTGGAGCGTTCCACCGAGGGCCGAAGATGTCGACGCCGCTGGCCTTTGCTGCGGCCTGCAGTGCGCGGTCTTCGGCGATCCACTGCCGCAGCTTGAACTCGTAAACGGGCCGGTGGAGCCGGTTCTGAAGGTTTGTCTGGTTGGTCTTGAATCCCTTACGGGCTTCGTCCACCGCGCCTCGCCATCCGCTGAAGTTTGTTTCGCTGCCGTCCATTAGGACCAAGCACAGCGGCAGGCCGAGGTTGACGCCGATGATTTGCAGCATCAGCTTGACATGCGTGAAGAACTCGGCGTTGGGGACGTTCGGTGAAAAGCCCTGCAGCTCCTCACCCTCGGCCCCGATGATTTCCATGCCGGGGCCGATGTTTTCGATGTAGCGGGTTCCCTGTCCGGTCGATTCGGTTTGCGGCAGTCCGTAGCCGTCGGTCGATGGCAGCGGTCCTCCACCGGCAATGGCGTTGCGTTTGCGGAAAATGGCGAAACAACTGACGACCTGCTGCTGAACCAGTTTGGCAAAGTTGATGTCCTCGAACATTCCGGCAACGGAGAAAATAGGAGCCAGTGCCGTAACGCCGCGTGTCTGATTGACTCGGCGAGGGTTGTAAACGTGGAACAGCACGCGGTCGCCGTTCTCGTCTCGAACGCGGATCGGTTCGGCTGTTTCTTTTTGGTTGCCCACAACGGCCAGCACTCCGCCCGTGCGTTTGTCGGCGCTGTACCAATACTGCGTGCGGCGTCCGTAGGCGTCGCGGGTAACGCCGAGGAATGTGTTCTCCTGCGGCGTGATGGTCTGGATGCTGTGAGCCTCGATCATCTGCAGCTGGCCACCAGCCGTGCCCAGCGCCACAATATCGCCGTCCAGCAGCATTGACCGCATGACGTGCCGCTCGATGTCCTGCCAAGTGAACTCACCGGCAATATCGCAGGCGTCGGCGTTGCTGCTCCAGTCCTGCCATCGCTGCCACAGCTCGAGGTCGAGTTGGCTGTCGCCGGTTCGCACGTCCAGCGTGAAACCGTCTTGAACGATGTTGGCAACTGCCCGGTCGATGGTCTGCCCGACGATGGCGTCGTTGCGGTCCATGTCCCGAGCTTTTTCGATGTCCCTGTAATAAAACTCCTCAGTGCGATAATGAAAATCGGCACTGCCGCCACGAGGAGCCAGTCCTTGGCGTCGGCGAATGAACCGGCTTTCGCGGCTCATGTCGTAGTCGGCACGGATGGCGTCAAACTCCGTGGCCAGTGTTTTTCGCTTGCGAGGCGATGCGGTCATCGGAATCCTTGGCTAATGCCGAAAAACCGAACCTTGGAATTGTTGGCCGATGCCGTGTCCTTGGCCGCAACGAACGACTGAGCCCGAGCCAGCATCTGCATAACCTGCTGCACGTTGCGGGTTAGACTACTGCCCTGATTCGACGCACTTGCCGCCACGATTGTCAGCCATCGATTGGCTGCCGTGATGTAGCTCTTGGCGCGGCTCACGCTGCCGACTTCCTCAAAATCTGAGTAGTCAAGCAAGTCGCTTTCGACGGTTGCGAGGTCGTAGGTGGGCATGGCCAAATAGTAACCAACTGGACGCCTAGCCAGCCGAAATATCCGCCCCGCAAAAATGCGGAATTTCCGCACCTACTCAGCGGCGACCGATTCCAATAGCCATTTGATGGCGTTGGCCGGGTTCTTGATCGGGCTCCCGTCGGCCAGTCGCACGCCTTGACCGCTGAGCGCCTCCTGTAGTTGCCGCAGCACCCCGCTCTGCCGCTTGGTCAGTTTCCGCAGGTCAATCCGCCGAGGCAGATAACCGAAGTCCGTACTGGCCAGCGGCACGCTGACGCTCTTGGTCTGCGTCGACATCTTTGCAGGCGGTGCCGCAGCTGCGTCGGCCAGTTGCTCGCTTGCGATTTCCTGCTGGTCGATTGCCACTTCGTCCACGGTTGGCAGTTCCATCTTCTTCACCTTCGCCATTACTTCGTCCTTTGAGTAGCCACAAACGCCTGCCCGTGCGGCGTACTGGCGACGATGCCAGGACGACTTCGCTGAGCTGGTTTCGCTTCCGATCTTGCGATTGCCTTTTGCATCTGGTCGGCGGTAACTCGCGGAATCAGCCGCACGCCAAGGCACCCAGCCGCCGCACAGGCCAGCGCCGCCGAGTCCAGATAGTGATTGTTCTTCGATAGTTCTTTCCACTTACGCACGACGCCCTTGCCCGGCACGAACTGCTCCTCACGCATCTCGGCGACGATGTGGTGGGAAAATGCCATGTGACGTTTCTTGTCGTGCCCGATGTACAGGCTCAAGCTGCCGTCGTTGTACTGGTGGGCCTCGTTGAATGTGGCGGTCAGAAACCGCTCTTGTAGCCAGCCCTTCCAGTGTTCAACGTCGATGATGTACAGCCAAATGCGTTCCTGCGGCTGATGGTTGGCAAAGACGTGATCGAACAGTCTGCGGGTTGGCGACTCGGTGCCGTGGTGAAACTTGGTCGAGGCGTAGCCTTTGCTGGCCGCGAACGGCGTCCCGCCCACTCGGCGGATGAACTCGTAAACGGCCGGCGAATAATCGCCTGAATCGACGAGGCAAAAGTCCGGCGGATTCTTGGCCATGATGTCCGTTCGCCACAATAGCAGGCTTTGCAGCAGGGCAATCTCGACCGCCTGTGCATCGGTCGCCGCCTGCATCCCCGGCGTTTCCATCACGCCGTAGTCGATGACCACGCCCGTTGCATTGCCGAACCATGCGATCTTGGTCCAGTGGCTGTAGTATTTGCCAAGGTCCAGCCCGACCGTGATTTTCACGTCCTCCACCTTTGGCAGCTCATGCTGTTCGAGCCCGCTTACGCGGCTGGCGACCTTGTGTGCGGTCAGTCCCAGCGTCTCGGCCTGCTCCTCTTCCGGCGGTGCGTTCTGGATTTCCGTCAGCACGTAGTTTAGGCCGTTGTCGCTGATTAGGTTGTAGATCGACTGCAAGGCCGTATGCTCAATCTGATTTCCTTCGCGTGTCATCGCCCGGCTGTAGCGTTCTGGGTTCAGAACCTCGCTGCCGCGCTGCATGTCTTCGCGGTTGGCCAGATAAAACGCCGTCGCATTCAGGCCGCACCCGTCGCCGTTTCGCTGGTCGTCTTGGCGCTGGTCAATGTACTGCTGCCACAGGTCCGCCCGTTCCGGCCACTGACGGACGCCGCTGTACCGGCGACCGTTCCAGCTCGGTGCTTTCGTTTGGTTGGTCAGTTTCTCGGCGAGGCAGCGGTTGTTTTGGATGGTACACAGCACGACCCGGCTCAGACGCTTTCGCCCGTCGGCCAGTCCGGCCACGTCACGGTTCAGAATCACGTCCCGCGTCTCGACTTGGTTCTCGTGGAATGCCGATTCTCGCGTCTCAGGGTCATCGACCAGCACGAAGTCGGGCCGGTTGCCACGGATGTTGATACCACGGATGGCCGAGTCCATTCCGGCCCATGCCATGCAGACGGACGAATAAATACTGACGCCGCCCTCGTGCCACGGCTCGCCCTTAATGGTTGGCGGCAGTCCGTCAATCTTGGGGAAGACGACCTGATTGCTGGACCACTGAATCTCGGTCGGCTTGCCGTTGTGCGACTGCTTGGCCGCACGCTGCGGCGTTCCCTCCAGCGCCGCGCACGGCACGCACAGCTCGGGGAAGTCTTCGATCAGCTTTTCATTGCTGTCGAAGTGCCGCCGGATGTCGTCGAAGATGCGGCTGGCAAACGTGCCGCTGGCAGCGATGACCAGCGGGAAACGCACCAGCCCACGGCAAATCAGGTAGACGATCATCGCCTTGGTAATCTCCGTCTTGCCGTCGCCGCGAGGGGCCGCGATTGCTTGGTCGCCGCCGAACTCCGCCACGTCGACGATCAGCTGGATCATCTCCTTTTGGTACTCGGCAAACGGCGACCAGAACCGGTCGGGAAAGTAGTATTTTAAGAACGCCACCGGGTCGGCCAGCAAAGCTCGCCGTCTCTGCAGGTCGACCGGTGGCGGAATAACGATGCTGTTCCGCTCAAGCTGTTTCCGCTCGGCGTAGCGTGCCTGTTTCGACTGCTGCTCGCCGCTGTATTTTGCCACCGTTTTAATCACTGGCGATTAGGTGATGCCCCACTTGAACATCAGATACGATTCTACGGCGGAGCGATTGGCGTCAGAGAGGGCGGAGTTGTAAATGATGATTTCAGCTAGGTTGCCAGAAAAAGGCGACGTGCCGTTTCCTGCTGCCCCCATTGTGAAAGAACCTTTTGAATTTGCGGTCGATAAAGTACCAGTGAAGGTATTGCCACCCACCGCCGCACTACCATTGACGCGGTGCCTAATTCTGTTTGCAGCAGTTCCCGTAGTTGGGTTAATCTCTAGCGAAAGTGCCAAGTATGTGTTAGCCGTTAATCTGTTATCACTCGCCTCCAGTCCGACGTACGGGTCTGGGTAATCTGAGCCGGCATTCCATAAATCAAAATTAAGCAAGTCGTTGCGTGATGCCGACGCTCTGTCATCATAAGTGAGAACTACACCGGGACCCGGGCTTGATAAGTCATTTGTGCTATCAAAAATAGTTCCCCTATAATTAGGATTAGCTGACGTCCCGCAGCGAACAACGATAAAAACAGTGTTCTGAGTGCTATGCAAAAACTTCAGCGAGCTATTGCTTCCTGATATAGAAAGACTGTCGTTTGAACCATCAAATAGAATGGTATCTAGCCCGTTTTTTTGTGATGTTTTCCTGACAGGACGATTCGCCTGCGTCGATTGTGTCGCGTGCCGCGCGTTGCCGCTCTTGTCTTCCCACCTTGCAATCGCACCATCCGCCGCAACCAGCGAGCCGCCAGTCGTGGCATCGTAGAGCGTGTTGGCTTCTGAAGCGTCGAGCCAAAGCTGCAGGCCTGCGCCAACGCCGCCCGGTGCAACGAACGGCCACGTCCCCGCCCGCTTCAGCGATTCTTGCTCTCGCAGCGTCCAAACGCCGCTTGTACCAAGTGCCGATGGAGTTACATTCGCACCGATAAACCCGCCTCTTCCCCTCGTCATTGTGCCGCCTCCATTGCTGCCTGCACCCGCGCCGCACCGTACGTCAAAATCAGCACGTCAAACTCCGCGAACGTCATCGCATGAGGTATGCCTTCCATGTCAAACACCACGACCGGCTGGTCAATGCCCAGTGCCGCCGCTCGCTGGCCTAGAACGTACATGCCGGTGAGCAGTGCCACGTCATCGGCCTGCCAGCCCATTCTCCAGCCGAGGCCGGTGTCGTAGCCGAGTTCAATCCAAGTCGGCTCAGGCGGGGGTGGCTCAGGCGGAAACAACAGGTCGAGGTCTTCTTGCGTCAGCGTCGATTCGGTAAATCCGCTGGCCGCTCGTGCTTCCTCATCAAGCCACCACTGGCTCGGGTCGGTGCGTGTGCTGCCGTCTGGCATCGTCACGCGAAACGGCAGGCTCAGGACCGCCGTGCCGTTTGCATCTCTGTAACAAAAATCGCCTACGTTTGCCATTAGCTGAGTTCCTTGTAGCTGCAAATCACATGCAGGTCGTTACCCGCGCTGGCCGTTGCGTAGACGCTCATGTCCTCGGTCAGCAGCAGCGGAGAATCCTTGCTGATTGCTACTAAGGTCGCGTCTGCCGGAACTGTCACGGTGTTAATTAGGCCGGTCGCCGTTCCGGTGTTTGTCGCAGCCGCGAACACGTTCAGCGTAATGTCGCAAGCGTTTGTTCCGTCAACATTTGCCACAGTCAAGCTGTCAATCAGAAACAGCTTGTTGCTGCTGGCCGCATTGCTGACGACCTGCGTTGCGTTGGTGTCGGTCAACCGGACGAGATTGGTTTTCCCGACGATACTGCTGCCTGAAACTAGGTTTGGGTTTGCCATTTATACGGCCTCCATGATACGGATGATTTTTGCTTGCGTAATGGTCGTGCTTTCGCTTGCGTGTACAAACGTGCGATCTTCTTCCCGTAGTTCACCACGGAAAACAAGGTCGTACATAAATCGGGCTATCAAGACCTCGCTCTTCTGTGAGCCACCGGATGGTGCTGGCGTGTTCAAC